ATGGCATTAACAGACACGTTTGTCAGACAGACGAAACATAGTGGCAAGGAGCCCGGCGACAAGCACTCCGACGGCGGCGGACTATATATATTTGTGCGGGCCAGCGGAAAATATTGGCGCCTCAACTACCGGTTCGAAGGAAAACAAAAGACTCTAACGCTCGGTGTCTATCCTGCCGTCACGCTGGCGGCAGCAAGAAAGTTGCGCGACCAGGCACGGGAGCAGCTGGGTGCCGGCGACGATCCAAGTGCCGTAAAGAAGGCAAAGAAGGAAGAACGCAAGCGCACTGTTTCAGAGACGTTCGAAGCGATCGGCCGACAGTGGCTGGAGAAGACGGCCGCACGGCGAGGGCCCAAGACGCAATCTAGGGTACAAAGCTGGCTCGATCGCGACGTCTTCCCGGCCATAGGCTCACTGCCCATATCAGCGTTGCGGCCGCGCGACATCCTCGGCGCCATTGCGCGCATCGAAGCACGTGGAGCGCACGACTCGGCGAGGCGCGTGCTCGGCTATTGTGGGCAGATCTTCGAATATGCGATGCTGATTGAGGCCGTCCAGATCGACATTACAGTTGGATTGCATCGAGCGCTTGAGGAGCCTCAGCAACGCCACTACGCCGCTATCACTGAACCAGAGAAAGTCGGCGCCCTCCTCCGTTCGATCGATGCATACGATGGGCACCCCTTCGTCCGTGCTGCACTCAAACTAGCACCTATGGTGTTCGTTCGACCTGGCGAACTGCGCACCGCAGAGTGGTGCGAAATCGATCTCTATAGTGCAACCTGGTCGATCCCTGCAGTCAAGATGAAAATGGGCAGCGATCATATAGTGCCGTTGGCGCAACAGGCCGTGGACGTACTTCGTGATCTCCAAGCCATATCGGGCAGTGGCCGGTTCTGTTTCCCTAGCATTCGTACCGGTCAGCGTCCAATGAGCGATAACACTGTGAATGCTGCGTTGCGCTCGATGGGATACAGTAAAGAAGTAATGACTGGCCATGGTTTTCGCGCCTTGGCGCGGACCATTATGGACGAAGTACTTGGAGAACGCGTCGACCTGATAGAGCATCAGCTCGCGCACCAGGTGAAAGACGTTAATGGTCGAGCATACAATCGCACGGCGCACCTGCCAGCTCGCAGAGAAATGATGAAACGGTGGGCAGATTATTTAGAAAACCTGAGGCTGAGCACTTCTTAATGGAGCCCAGCACCCAAGATCGAAGGATTAATTATGACCGAAATTGTATCGGTGCAAACTGCAAATACTTTAATCGAAGCTTTGCGAAGCCCCCCTCACCGGATGGATGCGATCCCCATCGCTACTCGGTGGCTGATTGAAGCAGAGGCCGGATTGCTAAGCCTGCCGCCTGGATCGGCTGATAAACTACGTAGTGCGCTAGATACGAAAAACGAATCTCACTGAACTTGATCATGCATATGGATACTCTTTACCATTATTGCTCCTCTAGTGCATTCTATGCAATTATTCAGAACCGCTCTATTTGGCTATCTTCAATGCAACAGTCAAATGATGCGAACGAGGGAAAATTTGCCATCGAGGTGATCACAAACTGGGGAAAAGAAGATGGCCTTTCCGAAAAACTAGTTGATGACATTAAAAACTATCTGAAGACCGGCACAGACTCCGTTGGCTGTCTAGGATTTTGCTTATCAGAGCATGGAGACAGGCTTAGCCAGTGGCGAGGGTATGCAGATGATGGGAAGGGATTTTCAATAGGATTTTCTCGTACATACCTAGAATCACTTTGCTCACCTAAAAGTGACCCCATCGAGAAACTTTGGCTGAAAAAGATTCTTTATGAATTCGATCAGCATAGATCCGAATTAAGTTCACTGTACAGTGAAATCAAACGCGCTGCCGGCCGAGGAATTTTTCGCCACGGCGAAGAACTTCAAAAAATAATCTTATCAGAAGATCCCAGTGATAAAACCATTTTCCGAGAATATGCTAACTTAGTCGGAAAATTAGTTATTTCCTCGCCCCACCTTTATACGCTCAAAAGCTCGTCTTTCTCCGAGGAGTCTGAGTGGAGACTTCTGACGTCGCAGACCGGATCAGAGGTCCGGCATCGCCTCGTCAATAATCAAATAGTTCCTTACTGTGAGATTTCCCTTTTGGGGATTGGATCTCCGATCACGGAAATTATTTTAGGTCCAAAACAGCAAAGTCCAGTGGAAGTGGTTCAAGACTTTCTCAAGGAAAACAAATTTGGCAATGCTTTGGTTCGGCGCTCATCTGCTACTTATCGGTAATTAAGGACTAGGACAACTAGCTTTCTTGAAACTTACAGTCGCACTAATTCTCGCCTTGGGCGAAATAGAATTAGACCATCCTGACTTCCTTAGAGGTACCGATAATGCAAGTTCCGCAATTGTTTGGTCATATTGAGTTTGATGATGAACAGCATCGAGCAATGGTCTGTAGAGATGTGGACACTCCCGATGAATTAATGGTTCACTACTGGGGCGGCATGCCAAACAGAGGGAGAGCCGTGCGTTTAGCGGTTGGCCAAGCGGAGGACGATGGTTATAGGACGGCGTCTGTTCTGACCGCGTATGCAACGCTAGATGAAGGTGCTGGTTTGACTCGGGTTCCAGTTAGCTCTGATTTTGTTGAATTCCTCAAATCTCTTACGATCTCTGTATTAGTCCAAGAAGAACAATGCACATTCAAATTGCAACGTGAAGGTATAATTTCTTATGGAATATGCAAGCGCAATACCAAAGCGCCTGACACCAGAGTTGAAAATTTATCTTCTTGGTCTGACTTTAGACAATGGGCGAATAAGATTAGGCAGACAGAAAATGCCGAATTGTTCCGAGGACACGGTGACAGTAGATTTTCACTAACTACGACATTTCATCGTAACGGGCGCCAAGACATGGTGAAATATTGTGATACTGTTGTACCAGAGTTTCGTTCGCATGCAGAAGCTGCGTTAGGCAGAAGGCTTGATGGCGATGGATATGAGTTTGCGACCTTACTAGCGCTTGCGCAACATCATGGATTGCCAACTCCACTATTAGATTTTACCGCCTCGCCATATATCGCAGCTTTCTTTGCCTTCGCAGATGCTCTGGATCAAGCACGCGAGGAGGCGACACATGTACGAATTTTTGCGGTAACGCGCGCATTTCTCGGATCATCCACACCGCCAGTAGTGTCCCTGACTGGAGCTTGGCCTTTCATCTACCGCCTTGCCGTCTCGCCCATTAACAATCCACGTTTATATGCTCAACAGGGACAGTTTCTGGCAACCAATGTCGCAATGGTTGAAGATTTTCTTGAAATGTGGGAGTTCAATACCGGCAAGCAAGCCATATATGCAGCCGACATTCCAATATCGGAAACTGTAAAAGCCCTAGAGGACCTTAAATACATGGGCGTTACCGCTGCCACAATGTTCCCGGGGTTAGACGGCGCATGCAAAATGATGAAGCACGATATGTTCTTCCGTCAGCAAAAGGCTGCACTTTGACAGTAAGAGTTTAGGATTGTGATTCCTGTTGTCGTGGGTTCGAGCCCCATCAGCCACCCCAAAGAATTTATTGTGAAACAACGGCTTAGCTAATTCCGAAAATTTCACAAAACGAAATTTCCAAGCAACATAGGAATTTTCCAATGAACGGCCGCCTAGTGCGGCCGTTTGCGCTCAGCTCGCGCAAAGTCGCGCAACCAGTCAGTCTTGGCGTGTAGAATGCCTAGACTGTTTACGTGACGGAGATCGGTGTGCAATACCTCTTGGTTGATAGACACTCGGATTTCGCGTTCGTCATCCAACTCTTTCTTGAGATAGAAGGCCATCAGGTCGTGATAGCCACGTCTGAGACTGCTGCGCGGCTCATTGACGAGTTCGAGTTCGACGCGTACTTGATGGATTTAGGTGCAATTACACCTGATCTCAGCGCGTTAATCGGAAGAAAGAAAACAGGTACGCTTGGTCAAAAACCACTTACCGTTCTTTGGTCTGGGGACATCTTTAAATTTTGGCGATCCGGCCCAAGCTGCGACTATTTTTTCGTGAAGCCGTTTTCACTCCACACCCTTTCTAGCGTTCTCGGAAAATCTTTCTAACTGCATCGCTGTCATACCTGCTGGCGAGACATTCCGTTCTAGCTGTGGGATACCTCTCCTGCTCTCCGACTGGTTCGACAGCTATGCGCAATTAACCCATGTGCAGAAGTCTATGAACTCATTTCATCATAGCCCTAAGGGATCTAGGGGCATAGAATCAGGGACATGCGTCTAAGCGTACCCCCGTCCTTTCCCTGCCGCGCTCCTACGTTGGCCCAAATCCTATCCCAACTTCATCCCACCTTCCTTACCTCTGGATCCAGCCAGTGCCAAGTTGTTGGTGTTGGTACATAGTTGAAGATCCCATTGTAAGTGGCGTTTTTTAAAAAGATTTCGACATTATCAGAATTCTCTTGCAACAATACAATGTCATCATTCGAAAGTATCAGCTCCAATACAGGCGCAGCTAATTTCGCCGGCGTCCGAGTTCCAATCTCAAATTTCAAAGTATACCGGCCAGACCTCCAGATCATTTGCGAACGTAGGAACGAAATCAAGCCCTGCACTGTTTCCGTATGATAATAATGTTCTGGGTCATATCGCCCCGCATTCATGAGGCGATGGCGTTCAATCGCCCATCGACGCGCAAATTTCCGAAAAGTTTCAGTGTGAGTCGAGAGCCTATTCCGAAGCTCCACGTCTTTAATATCTGTGGAAAGGATTTTCATCGCAATCGCTTCGGCTTCCTGGAACAGGGGCTGACTTTGCGCGCCAGGAAAAATCAAGTGGCCTTTTACTTCCACCACTTCATGCCATCGGAATAAAAATCTTGCGCCTGATTCATGAGTCAAGCATAGCTGAACACTATCAATAAGAACATCGTGATTTGCCGTTAAAGCGACTTTGATGTTGAGAACTGGCCCAAGTTCGGTAAACCCAATCTGCGCGCCCCAAGAGGGAATTACCGTTACCACGGGCCGACGAAGCCATGACTTTAGCGCAGCGAAAATAGGAACTATCCACGCTGCTGCCCCCACGATTCCTGTAACAAGCGCCCACTCTTCTTTTGTCATTTTGTGAAGAGAAAAGTTGAAAAGCACTATTTTACCTACATCGTGAGCGCCACCCTCAATGAACGGTCGCCGCGGTGGCCGTTTTTTTCTCCTGCCGCTATTAACACGCGCCTCGCTTCGCGTGACGCAGGCTCTTGCAGTTAGGCATCGCATCCCTTAGCCGACGGTGCAACGGCGTTGGCTCGTCCGCAGGCTTATCTGTGCAGGAGAGTCGTAGCTACGACTTTAAGCCAGCTTTCACTGCAACTTTTGGCAGCTTTTCGGACTGCTCGTCAGATCCTGCAGGATGCGGAGTACCACCTCCCAGTACTCCGCGATGAAAGCTTCGGTGAACGGGGCACCATGCGTTCGCTCCAGTTCGTTAGCAAGGTTTTGGAACGCTGTCCAACCATCGCCTGTTAGGTTCAATGCGTGAATTTTCATATGCCCCTCCCTACCTCTAGGCTAAGGCTTCAAGACTGCGGTGACCTTGATCAGCGTCAATGGGTATGTGGCTTCAGTCCTGCAAGCTCGGCATCAGTTACACACTATCTGCGCTGCTCTCGGTCTTCTTGGACACACGCACATTCGTCCAGCTCACGTTGGAAGACACCAGCCAAAAAGGTACTAGGCCCTTTCAAATACTGCTCGGCCCGGAGCGCAATGTTGCGCAGCCTAGCAACCTCCCAGAGCAGAGCTTCTACGTCACCCGGTGCAGGGTTAAGTCGGCGCTGACCGATCTCATGGAGCTGCTCGCGAGTGAGCGAAGGGCGGAGGGTAGTGGACATGGCTGATAAATACTGTATGAAAATACAGTATATCAGCCTAGCTGCATACACACGATTGTTGTACAGACGTCTGCACACCTATTTCATTACGGCCTTCAGACCGGCGTAGAACTCCCGCCAGCCGAGGGCTTGCTCACGCCATGCGTGGCAGGCAGTGGCGTTGTGGGCGTCCGCTTCGGCAACGTCAGATAGCGGAATGCCGGCGGGTTCTCGATCAGCGTCATCGGCGGCTCCGGCAGGCTCACCTCGCCAGGCGGCGTTGTAACTGCGCACGAAGCCAGCATTGACGCCGAAGCGACGATCGTCATCACGCGTGACGTACACCGGAACCAGTTTTTCAATTTCTTCTCCCCTCACGTAGACCGTTTTAATCCGGTCGCGATATTCGATTTCAGTACGGACCACCACATGCTGCTGCGCACGGGAGACGGCCACGGCATGCGTTGCTTGCGCGATGACGTAGTCTGTGTGCGCCTGGCCAGCCTGCATCGCACCGTCCAGCTTGCCCAGAAAGTAAAAGGCTGCAGCTGCCGCGGCAATGAACGCCCAGCGCAGCCATGCGGGAATTTCCGCGCTCAGCATGCGAGCACCCGCGACGCGACATTGAAGAACGCCAGGCGCTCCGCCAGGCCGTTATGGCCACCGTTAACACGCTTCGTCACCTTCTCCTGGTCGCCGGTATCGGCCAGCGCATTCAGGCCACGCGTCAGCCAGAACACGCATGCTGACTGCACCGCGTATTCGGGCGTCTCCAGCAGCTCCGGGTGGGTCAGCAGGTCGATGCCGAGTGACCGCCCGCATGCTGCGTAGTTCGCGCGGCCTGTCGTCTGGATGAGGCCACGGCCGCGGTACCGCAGGCCGTCGCCCGTCTGCGTATTGCCCAGGTTGATTGAGCCCTCGTAGCGCTTCTGCGCCGGCGTCGGACCCCAGATCTCGCGCAGCATGCGCAGCTGGCCTGTTTCGTGCGCCACCTGCGACAGGAAGGCGGCCTGGCGCGCGGGGGTCGTGATGCCGTACTGAGGCATATATTTGTTGAGCGGCACCAGGAAGGCGGCAGCGCGCTCGCGGCCGGCCTGCGGCATGATGGCCAGCAGTTGATCGAGCGTCATCACAGGCCACCCCGCATATCCTTAACCACCTCGGCCACGTCGTGTGCCATCTCGCCGATGTCCTTGTCCTTGCGCTTATCCAGCCAGCGCACCAGGCCGCCCAGCAGCCACCACGCCGGCAGTCCCGACACCGCCATGAGCGGCGCCGAGACATATAGCACGCCGACTTCCTCCGGCGCACCGAGCAGCATGCTGATCGTCCGGGCGGATGCGAACAGCTCCGGCCAGCAGCTATGAATGGCGACGATCACCAGCGGGCCAGCCGTGCTGGACATGGCGATCGCGCACGTGATGCGCACGAAGGCCTCCCGGCGCGTATGGGGCCACATGAACAGGAAGGTCAGCGCCGCTGCGGCGGAACCGGCAAGCATGGGCACGCCAAGGATTTTAAGAAGCGCACCACCAGCTGCGCCCGTTTCGATTGCCATAGATTCTTTCATGGGGGAAATTGAAAAGGCCACCCGGAGGCGGCCTGCAGTTACATAGAGGGATGGTTACGCCGGAGCGTCGGTATTGACTGGCTCTTCCGAGGGCGGCGGATCCGGCGGACGCCGGCGCCACGTGTGACCAAGTGGCTTGAAAACATACGCACAGAAGTAATCGGCGGCGCATGCCGATGCGACCAACCCGTTGACGTATTTCCCATCGGGGTCGAAGATTTCGACGTCTGGAAACTGCTCTGCGTGCATGTCGCACAAGAATGGAGGGTATTCATCGGCCATGGGTTCTCCTTATATTTGGTAGGTGACGATGACAACGCCGGGCCGACCAGCGGATCCATAAATTTTTGTCTGCGGGACGCCGGCACCACCCGAGGACGACGAAACAACACCCGCGCCGCCGGAGCCAAATCCCACTGCGTCTTGCACGCCGTTCGCGTTTGGTTCTGTGGACTTTGGGTAGGCCCCGTAACCGAGCAGGCCGTCAGCACCGCGGCCCGAGCGAAACGTGGGCGCGTAATCGCCGTAGCCGGAGTAGTAGTCAAAGCTTTCCGGCAGTGCACGCTCACCCATCACACCTGGAAGGTTGAAGTCACCGCCCGTCGCCGCGGCTCCGGCGCTCTTACCACCTTCGGCAAGGATCGTTGTAACACCGGTGAGAGCAAACGAGGAATTGCCGCCATCGTTGTAGACATTGGAGGTGCTGACCACGCCGCCCAAGCCTACCGAGACGGTCGCCATGGCACCGATCGTCAGATCGTTCAAGCGCTTCTTCGCGTACGCGCCGCACCACCCGCCAGCCGAGCCGGAATTGGTGCCGCTCTGGCCACCACCCTGTACGATCACTTCCAGGTCCGTCGCTGGCACTGGCCACATCTGCGTGCCCGTCAGGTAGACCGTCACCGTGCGGCCGCCGACAACAGCCTTCCCGTCGCGCCGGGTAACGAACACGCGGAACTTGCTCACCGCCTCTTCGGCGACGACGTGAACGATGTCACCTGCAGCCAGCGTCATCGTGCCGCCGTACACCTGGAAGTTCGCGCTGGTCGTCAACGTGGTCACGCCACGCAGGACCAGCGTGCGCCAGGCACCGACCTGAGGGGCATCCGGCAAGCCGGTGATCGTGCCGTTGCCGGTCATCGGGATCACGTTGCCGGCAGGGCTCCAGACATCCGGTGTTGCTGATACCGGGACCGCGTTGGCCTCCTTGAAATTCAGTGCCCCGGACATGCTGCCGCCATTGATGCCACCGGCGGGGCCAGGCCCGCCAGGCTCACCACCCGGCACGATGCGCCAGTTCGCCACCGCGCTGCCGCTCGTCGATGAATCGACATTGTCGACAGCTACCGCAAGCGAGGAGTTCGCGCCGCTGTTCACGTAGACGGTCACGACGCCATCCATACGCTGCGCAATGTTCGCGGGATTGGCAACCCGCACGCGCTGACCAGGGAAGAACTGCTTGTCGGCCAGCCCTGCACCGGTAAATTGCTTGTTGCCGAGTCCGATCACCACCGGCGAGATGCTGGTGCCGGTCAGTGCGATGGCGTAGCCTTGCGCGGCGTCGCGCGCCGCTTCGGCCGCTTGCTTCGCTGTCTGTGCATCGCCTTTGGCAAGCACGGCCTGGTTGCGAGCACCATTGGCATCATTACGGTAGCCCTGCGCCTCGTCGCGCGCACTGCGTGCATCCACCACGGACTGCGCTACCGCCGCCGCGCTGGTATTCATTTCGTCATTGACGAGGTTGATCTCGTCGATCATCGGATTAAACGCCGCCACAACGGCATCGGCCCGAGGATCGAAGTTTTCCGGGTCGTTTGTGTTCGGCCCGGGCGGTAGATGTTTAATGACCGTCGTCACATTTCCTCCACTTCCAAATCAATAATCCCGTGGCGTGGGCCATCAAGATCGATACTGAATTCCTTGTGCGGGCCGTAGATGAACAGGGGCTCGAAGTAATCGAGCGTGAAGTCATCCAGCCCGGACCACACCGCAGGCCGCCCGCTCAGCTGCTGACGCAGCTCCAGGAGCCTGTCGGTCAGCTGCTTGTCGAACCACACCTGCCCACTCAGCTTCGGCACAGAACGCTGCGGATCCATTTCGAGGTCGCCCCACCGGTTGCGGGTGATGGTCGAAAAATTTAGATCGTCCGACCTCGCCTTGTACTGCATGTCGCCGATGTACACCGCGTTGCCGAGGATGATCCCACCCACCTTCCGAAGGCCTACGGCCTTGCGCACCGTGACCGTGATATGCGCATTGCGGTACTGCGGCAGATTGAAAAACTGGACGTTCTTCCGGTAGGTAAACTCGCCATAGAAGTAGTCGCGCCAACCGAACGATTTGCGCTTGCTGAGCTTCACTGACACGGCGTACACCTCGACGCCGTCGACGGTGACGCTGATCGATACGCTGGCGGCATCCAGGCCAATGACGGCAATCGATGACACGCGCCGCCCGGGCGCCACGGTCTGCACGATGTCGATCGGCGCCACCGTCTGTGTACTGCGCAGCTGGTCGAACGACGAGAACTTGTTGGTTGGCCCGACCTTCGCCCACGCCGTACCGGTCGCCAGGGGCTGGCCGGTGTTGGCGTCCATCTGCGATTCGTAGACCAGGTGTGCAACCGGATCGATGACCCGATGGCCCTTGGAATAGGCCGTTCCTGCCGCATACGCCCCATAGGTGTCGCCGATGTACTGCCACCAATCCGGCGATGCCTCCGGCGTATGCCCCTTGTTGGCGGCCCGCAGTGATCGGTACACCGCAAGCACGCCGCCAAGCACGCCTTGGCATACGGTGACGTCCAGGGCATACTGCGTGGTGCCGTCGTACTTCGCCGGTGGCGCTTCGATCACGGAGCTGTAGACCAGCATCGACTCCGTAATTTCAATGGGCGGAATCACCCTCATGCAAGCTCCTTAATATCTTGTGTGACGAGACGGTCGCCGTTGCGGCTGACCCGAACCAACAGCTTCGACGTCGCGTTGGTGTTGTCTGCAGTCTTGCTGGCAGCCGTGCGCAGCTCACTTACTTCGATCCGTAGCAAACGCAGCTCGTCCAGCAGCGCGCTGTTATCCACGCCAGGTGCACGCAGACGGGCCATCAACTCCCGGTTGTCGCCAGCCGGGATGATTCGCTCGCCCTCGTGGATCAGCGCCGGCATGTCGGACGGAACGTAATTCGTGCCCACAGCGAAGGGATGCAGTTTTTTGTACTCGTCGCTGCCCATGAATCCGGCCTTGATGTCGTCGAGGGACTGACCGGAAGCCAGCGCCTTCTCCCACCAGTCAACGCCTGCTGCTTCACCATCGCGGCCAAGCAGCGTGCGGTAAAGGTCCTGGATCTTTGCCTCGTTCGACTTGTTGATTGCGTCGACCACGTTGACGCCCGCACCGGCCTGGCCCTGCCAGTAAGAGATCTCGCCTGCGCTGGCATCTCGCCCCAGATACTGCTGATACGCCCCTGCCACCTTTGACGGCACGCTGAGCGTCGGGTTGGCCATCGCTTCCGCGATGACACGTGAGAGAGCTGCCAGCGCTTCCGGAATCGACAGCACGCCCGTGTGAATCCCGTTCAGCACATCGACCTCTTTCTGCGCCGCCTCCAGGATGCCGTCCAGCCGATCGACCTCCGCGTCGTATGCCGCCTGCGCATGTTCCTTCTGATCCTCCAGCGCCTTCAGCATCTGCTCTTCGGTCGACAGCTGGGAGTCCGTCAGTTCGCCCAGTGCGGCGATGTCGTTCACTGTTCGGTACTGGTCCCGCTGGTAATCGAGGTACGAGGAAAACTGCGCCGAAGCATCCGCCCGCACGGTCGTGAGCGCCTTCTCCAGCGCATCGGCCTGCGGCAGCGGCCCCCCCGCTTTGGCGATCGCCAGTGCAGCGGCGATCTGGGCCTGTGCGGCTGCACGGCTGGATTGCTCCTGGCCGGCGATCGGCATCCCGTCAAGCGCACTGTGCAGAGCGCTCGACAGCGAGGTCATGTTGCTGATTGACGCATTGACGCCGTCGATGCGCTTTTCCAGGGCATCCATCGATTCCTGGAACGCCTTGGTAATGGTGTCCTTCTGCCCCTGCACTGCCCTCTGCACCGCAGTCAGGGCGTCAGTGACATTGGACTTCAGGGCTTCGGTGGCCTTGCTGATAGCGTCGGCGGCCGCTTGCGCTGCCTCTGCCGTCGCCTTGCTTGCCGCCTCTGCTGCAGTCTTCTCGTCCTGCAAGGAGTAAATGCGCTCCTGCAGCGGCCGCAGCGAGGCATCCATCGCAGCCAGCTCGATTCCACGCTGGCGCGCCAGGGATTCCGCAGCGGTATGCGTCAGGTCGAATATCTGGCTTTCCAGCTGACCGCGGCTCGCCGCCAGTGCCGCCACCTTCGCCTGAGCCGCCTCCTCGTCCTGCAGGGCATAGATGCGCTCCTGCAGGGGTTGCAGCGACGCATCCATCGCCGCCAGCTCCTCGGCACGCTGGCGCGTGAGCGCCTCTTCCGCCGTATGGGTCATGTCATAGATCTGCCCTTCCAGTTTCTTGCGGTCGGCGAGGAGTTCCGTCGCATCCTTCGCTTCGTTCGTCGCCGGCGTCACGGCGGCAAACGCCGCCTCCAGGGCCATCAGCGCCGTGTACTGCTTGGCGCCGGCCTCCGTGGTCTTGTCGATGCCCAGCGTGACGTCGCGGAACTGGTCCCGCGTGGTGACGCTGGCCAGGCCCATCGCCGCCAGCTGCTCGGTCACGTACTTCTGCACCGGCGCCAGGCGCTGCTGCTCCGTCAGGTAGTTCTCGGCGAACGATGCCGTCTGCGATTCGAACTGGTCGATGCCACCGGCCAGGGCGATCAAGCGCTCGCGCGCCTGCAGGCTGGACAACCCCACCGCACCGAACGAACCGCCGGTCGATGCCAGGGCTGCATCGAGGCGCGAATAATCCGACGCCAGGCGCACGACCGTTTCCGTGTAGCCCTCGCCCACCTTGCGGAAGGCATCGAGATCCGGGAACACGGCCTGGCTCATGTCGTCCATGGCCTTGGAGATCACGGCATTGAGCGCGTCCGTCAGCTCGTCACCCGAGAGCCCCTTGAGCGAGAGCTTCGTGGTGTCGATCTTCAGTCCATCGAGCACGGCATTGACGTGACCAGCACCGATACCCAGGCTGTCGGCAGCGGCCTCCAGTGCCAGCTCGACGTTCGAGAAGATCAGGCCGAACTGCGACGAGAGCTCATCGCTCAGCGCCGCCGTTTCGGTCGATGTCGTGGTCTTCTTTTTCAGCCCGAACCAGCTGCTCTTCGTCGTGTCGACGGTCGCGTACTGGTTGTAGCCGTGGCCCTGCTGAAGATCGCGCACGCTGCCGCCAAATTGCAGACCCGAGTCAACGATCGTCTGTTTAGTCTTGCCCCAAAGACCGCCCAAAGACTTACCAAGCACGCCAGTCGCAATATCTAGATTCTCGCCTTCTGTTAGTCCGGGCACTCGCACCACAAGGTTCGTCAGCCCTGTCATGGACGCCTCGATTGCCCGGAGTGCATCGAGCATGCCCTTGTTGATCGGGATGAGACTGTCGGAGTTTTTTTCCAGCATCTCCAGCGAGTTGGCGATCGATTCCGACTTAGCCTCGCTGTCGCCGAATACGCTGCCGGTGCCCTGCGTCTTCTGCACGTCGGCGGCCGACTGCCCGCCACTGCCGGAGGAGCCGCCGATGGCCACGCCCAGGCCGGCCACGATGGCCGCCATCGCTGCCATCCGCGCGAACGCGGAATATGGGTCGCCGGTGCCCTGGTTCAGCACCGCCGCAATACCCTTCGGCACCAGCTCAGCCAGCGTCATCGCCAGCTCCGCCGCGTGGAAGACCTTCGACACGGCCATCAACGCCTGGTAGCCCTTGCTCTGCTCACCGAAGAATCCGGCAGCGGCACCGGCCATGTCTCCATAGCCGGCCAGCCGGCTCTTCGTCTCGGCCTGGTTGAGCTTGGCCAACTTCTCCGTGTACTCCTTTTCGTCGATCAGGCCGGTGAGCAGCGCTTCGGCAGCATTGCCCCGCTGCTTGGCGATCTCCGCCTGCCGCTTGCCGAAGCCGTCCATGGTGGCCGTTAGCTTGGAGACGGCATCGCCGGCCGTGCCGAAGGCCTCCTTCAGCGACTCGCCGAAGGTCTGCGCCTTGGCTGGATCCAGGTAGGCGTTCAGCTCATCGAGCCCCTTCTTCGCCGACTCCATTTCCGCCACCTGGCCCACGGCCGCTGCGCTGCGCTGCTTGGCGGCGACGAGCTTCTCCAGCTCTTCGATTTCCTCCAGCGTCATGCCGATCGAGGAGCGCTGCGCGAGCTGCTCCTGCAGGCGCGACAGTTCCAGCGCCTCGATCTCGGCCTTCGACTTGCCGAACGTCGACGCCAGGCGCTCGTTGGCATCCGCATCCTCGACCGCTGCCGCGACCTTGTCGCGCGAAGCCTTGGCGATGTCGTCGTACAGCTTTTGCACTTCCTTGCCGGCGGCGCTGGCCCTGGTCAGCGTGTCCAGCTGCTGCAGGTTGCCGATGATCTCGGCCGCCTGCGCGTCCGTCATCTCGACCGTGCCATCGGCACGATCGCGCTGCAACTTGGCGATTTCCTTTTCGCTCTCGCTCAGCGCCCGGCCGCTGGCGACCTCCTGCTCCGCGATGGCGAGTCGTTCACGCACCGTCTTGTTCAGGGTGTCGTAGGCGCTTTTGGCCGCGCTGACGGCGGCAGCGGCAGCAGGATCCGTGCCGCCGGCCCGGTAGTCCAGTTTGCGCCGATCCGGCGAGGGATCGGCAGCTGCTTTCTTCGAGTTGCGGGCCTCCAGGCGTTTCAGGTAGGCCTGTTCCGTTTCGTTGGCCGGCTTGTTCCACAGGTCGACTAGCTGCTGGTTGGCTTCTTCGACGACCTGATTGCGCGCCGCCAGCGCGTTCTTGATTTCCGCGACAGGCGACTTGCCGCTGGCCAGCGCTTTACCCCAGCCGGCAGGCGAGGCGTAGTCCATCATGGTGTTGGCCAGCTTGATGTCGGCCCACACGGACTTGAAGCTGCCGCCGACCGCCGACAGCAGCCGCGGAATGATTTTGGCCACGTCGACCACGCGGGCCATGCCCAAGCCGAGGTCGTCGGCCCAGCTGGCCACGTCGCCGCTTTTCAGCGTGTCGTTTTCCTTGCCAACATCGATGATTGCGCCCAGCAGGTCGTTCATCGCCGGCAGAGCAGCGACCGTGATGTCGGTGGCCAGCTCGCGCACACCGCTTTTCATCCGGTTCATCTGGTCCTGGAACAGCGCCGCCTGCTGCGCCGATTCCTTTGTGCGGCCGGCCATCTGGTCGAAGCTGTCGGCTGCATCGTTCAGGAACGGCAACAGCTCGACGCCGGATTTGCCAAACAGGTCGTTCATCAGGGCCGCTTTGGCGGCGCCATCCTCGTAGCCCTGCAGCTTCTTCGCCACATCGACCATCACTTCGGACGGATCACGCAGGTTGCCGGCCGAGTCCTTGGCCGACAATCCCAGCGCCTTCAGTGCCTTGTTCGTCTTGCTCGAATCCTCATCGACGCCAGCCATCCCTTTGGCCAGCTTCGTCAGCGCCGAGTCCACGCTACCAAAGTCGTGGTCGAACTGGCCGGCCACCTGCTGCAGCTTCGACAGGCTCTCGACCGATGCGCCGGTCTTCTGGTTCAGGTCGTCCAGCGTGGCCAGGTTGTCGATCGAGCGGCTCACTGCCTCGATCGCGGCGCCCACCGTGACCATCGTGGCCGCCGTCTGCAACGCCCGCCTGGCCACGCCGTCGAAGAAGTCGGAACCGGCGCGCGAGGCCGTATCGAAATGCCGCTGGGCGCGCTGCGCAAACGCCAGCGACGCCTGGTCGGACCGGTCCAGGCCACGCGTGTACTCGGCGTATTCCAGCGCGAGCTTGACTACCAGGGAGCCCAGTGCGGACATACATCACCTCGAAAAAGATAAGGCCCGCTGCAGCGGGCCGGTATTACGTCGTGTCGTTCAGCAGCGGCAGCGCCGCGCGCTCCATCGTCTGCAGGTCACGGAACGTCTGTGGCCAGTCAGCACGCGGCACCCGCTCCAGCCGGAGCGCCACTTCGACCGCGCCATAGTCGAGCCCCTGGTAGTGCACGCCGGCCATGCCGATGTGCATGCGCCATTGCGTAGCCAGGCCGACGAAGAGCGACACGGTGCGCCAGTTCTCTTCCCACACTTGGAAGTCGATGACGGCGGGCTGGACCGGCGCCTCTGCGGCGGCGATCACTTCCGCCGGCGCACCGAACGCACGCAGCTGGTCGACGATGTCGCTATCGAACTTGCTGACGCTCGGCCGCTCGCCGGCCCAGAAGCGGGCCGCCGCGATCAGTTTTTTTGCTTGGCCGTCTGCACCGAGGACCAGAACGTTTCGATCAGCGCGAACATCGCCTGCGGGATCGCCAGCACGGCTTCGCGCGTGGCTTCGTTGAACGGCACGGCATTGTTGTCTTCGTCGACCAGGCCGTCCCAGCCAACCAGCACGGCGCGGATCACGTCGCGTTGCGGTTCCTTGCGCAGCTCGTCGAGCTTCTCCAGGTCGCAGCGCTTGAATTCCGCGGTGAAGTCGGACTTGTCGATCTTGCCGCTCTCGGCAGGAATCTCGACGTGGATCTTGATGCGGTAGGTTGCGGACAGGGCGATTTTGAACATGAGTACTCCAAATAGCAGAAGGCCCGCACACGGCGGGCCAGGGGTTGTGTGAAAGCCGGGCGCCGATCAGCGCACGGTCAGGATGAATTCGTCGTTGCCCAGGTCGGGCTGCACGTCGAGCTTCGTGGTCAGCATGGCGATGCCGTCGCTGTCGGAGAACGACGGGTCCATCACCTGCACCTTCGGGCAAGCGATCTCGACGATGTTGCCAGCCGTCTTGCCGTGCGTGACGGCCAGCGGGCCCAGCGTGCCCTTGGCGATCGTCGTGTACCAGTCCTTCGTGGCGACGTCTTCCAGCTCCATCGCGATCGAGCCGGTCGGCTGGCGGTCGGTAATCTGGACGCCTTCGTAGCCGACCAGGTTGCGATAGGTCAGCGTATTGGCGATGTCGATGCTGAAGCTCTGCACCTTGCCCGCGAAGCCGTGCAGCGCGATGGTAGGCGTGTTCGCCGCATTGACTGCGACAGGATCCTTGAAGCCGGCGTAGCTGACGTTGGTCGGCAGCGCCACGTCCGTGGGCGTGCTGTACAGGCCAGTGAACTTGAACTTCATCACCGGGATGCCCTTGGCATTGAGCTCGAAGCTGACGGTGCCCTGCGCATCGGTCATCTTGAACAGCACACCGTCCAGGATGTAGTGCAGCGTGCCACACTCCATGTTGTTCGTCACCGGCGCGTACTTCACGCTGGCGCCCGCCGTGATCGTTTCCGCGAACGCGCAGGCGCGCAGCAGCGTTCCGTAGGCCGGCACCGTGCCAGCAGCGCCTGCACCGGCCAGCTCGACATCGAACGAGATCTCGGCATGTACCGCCACCTGCACGCTGCCCATGTTGCCCAGGTACGGCTTGATGTTGTTGCGCTTGGCGAACTCGGCCGAGACGGGCTGTGCCGAGATGTTCTGCGCCATGATGGCGTTGGCGGCCGCGGTTGGCGCAGCGGGCACGCCGGCGGAGGCCTGCAGTGCGAACAGCACCACGGCATTTCGCATTTTCTTACTCATCGTTCACCTGCCCTTCTGCTGGTTGTTCGACTGGTTTGTCCGCCGGCGTGCGCTTGCCGCTCGCCGGATCGTAGATGAAACTGCCGCCCAGGCCCGTGAACTCGTCACGCGCCAGGACGGCTTGTTCGACGGCTGCCGGTGCGGCCTCCGCATTGCTGGTTTTCTTCAACTGGTCCCCCAAACGAAAAGGCCCGCACAGGGCGGGCCGGATTGATGTGATGTGCTGCTATCGCCGGATGCGTACCCGGAAGTTCTGCACGTACGCGAACACGTCCGCCTCGCCCTGGTAGTCGGCGTCCCCGGCGAACTCGTCGCCCAGGAAGCCGTCCAGCGCACTGACTGCGGCCAGCACCTGGCCAGCCAGCACCTCGATCTCTTCCTGGCTGCGCGAGAACGTCATCACGACGATGTCGCACTGGTTGTAGCCACCGCCCATCACCCAGCCGGGTTCAGGATCGATGTTGACCTCGAAGACCAGGGCGGGCCAGGTCGGCTCGTCGGGCAGCTCGACGGCGTACGTGTTCGGCAAGACGGCCGACAGCGCCTCGTAGATGCGCTGCTTGATGGTTGGCGTACTCATTGCCCGTTTGCCTTTCTGATCGCCGCGGCAAGCCGCGTTGCCATCGCCTCGACGGCTTCGGCGCGTTTGTTGTCCAGCGCTGGCGCAATGTACGGCGTCGCTTCAACCCGGCTTTTGACACCGCGCCGCCGCTTGCCGTCGCCGTGGTACACGTTGCGGCCCTTCTCCAGGAACCACCAGTAGAACGGATCGTCGACGACAGCGCTGATCACGCGACCGTTCTTTGCCACGACCAGCTGGCGCGCCGCATTGCGGCCCATGTGGCGGCCGTGACGCACGCCCAGGTTGTACTGCGTGAGACCATCCGGCGTGCGTTCGCGCTTGATCACGATGTTCTTGATCAGCGCGCCGGTCATCTTGAGGCCCTGTCGCTGCGCCAGCGAGCGCGATTCCTTGCGGATCACGCCGCCACCGCTAGCCACCATGAGGCGGGAGGTGCGCAACCGCATGTCCTCCTTCACGGCGCCGAAGGCGGTGCGCAGCTCGCCCAGCCCCTCCATGCGCGCCGACATCAGCGCGCCCCGGTCGGGATGGCCTTGCACGTGAGGAGCATCGTGCGGTTGGCCTGCCGCTCGTTGTCGACGTGCTCGATGCGGTACACCTCATCCCGGAACACGACCCGCATGCGATCGTTGACGCCAGCCAGGTAGCGGATCCTGACCGGTAGCGCCGGGATAGATTCATCACCCCCTTTCTCAGTTTGTTTGACACGGCCGCCAGTCGATGCGCCGGGGTCGGCCCAAACGGTGCTGAACGGCTCCCAGCTGGTCGTCTTGCCGCCGGAGCGGTCCTTGCCCTGGACCGAGTGCTCGATGCGGATGCGGTGCTTCAGGCGCTTTGCCAACGGAATCGTCATGCGAAGCTCCGGTAGGGATCGAGCAGGCTGTCCAGGTAGCTCGTCTGCACAGTGACTTTCTCGCCACCGGCGGCCGGATCGTATTGCTCGACCAGCTTGGCCAGAATGTACAGCCGGAGGTCGTCCGGCGTGGCGTCCGGGCTGTCGCCATAGCCACACTCCACAGTGATGCGCACGGCCTCCTCATCTGAGAAGGTCGCCGGCCAGGCACGGCCACGCGCAGGCTTGAGCAGCGTGGTGTACTCGTCTGGCACGGTCAAGCGTACCGTGGACAACGACAGCGCTTGCTCGTCGCCAGCTTCGTCAACGTAGTCGATCGACACCACCCGTAACACAGGATGCGGCAGTGCGATCACTGCCGGGAAGCCCGGCAAAGTGCCTACCCACGTCTGTCGCATCAACGACTGGCCGATCTGCTTTTCGAGATGGGCGACGATCCCTTTTAGCCATCCTGTTATTGCCTCGTCGCTGTCCGGACCGTCGATGCCGAGGTTTGCAGCCGCCTGGCGCAGATGAACCGGCATCGCTGCAGGCGCGGCCGTTCGGATGAATTTCATGGTGACCTCCACCAGTTAAGCTGATTCGAGCACGTATGCGGCCGCTGCGCGATCGCCCAGCGTCAGACAGATAGACGTCGATTTCGCACTCACGAAGGGGGCGACCGTCGTCATGGCCGGATCGAATACCGCCGCTTTTTTGTTCATTGCACCAATCCACACGCGACCCTGGTTGTCCATGAAGAACGACGACGGCGTCGAAGTGTTGCTCGGATCCCGGTAGTTCTTAAGCTTGGCGATCACCTGCCATGATCCCGTTTCCGGGTTCGCGGACCAGACGTCGATGTAGGGATAGCTTGCATACTCGGCCGCATTCGTGGGATTGCGAAACGTCAGCATCAGCACGCCCACCGTACTGTTCTGCAGACCCATGATAGGCGGCACGCTTGGCGTGCGTGGGATCACGCCCATGTCGAGGAAATACTCCAGGGTGCGCGGCAGACGCATGCCGACAAACGCAATGCTCGTCGGGTCACCTTCTTCGCGATCGGCGTCCGGCATGCCGAAGATATAGTCGCCAGTGAAGAACAGATCCGTCACGCGTTGAAGCTCGGTGCCGAAATTGATACGGAAACCTGGCTTGCTGCCAACCTCGGAGAACGGCGTATTCGCTGGCAGCTTTGGTGATTTACCGTCGTACGCGATGATGGCATTTTCATCCCCATGGTCGCCGGTCATGAAATAGATCCATTTCGAGTATGGATCTTGGGTCACACCATGAAAATGGTCCATGAAGTGCTTGCCGTCCCCGCCCGTATTGAACTCCATCACGACCTCCCAGGTCGTGCCTTGGTCGACGGAGCGATATGCCATGCACTGGTCGGCACCTGCGCCGGGTGAACCACCGATCCGCCCCGATGCGGTGCTGTACTCGCAGAAGTAATAGTGCGTCTGGTTGCCGACCTTCGCTTCCAGGAACGAGCGCGACGACAGCGCCTTGATCTTCGGCGTGTGCACGCCGCCCACCTGCGGGTAGCGCCCGATATCGATACAGGCTCGCTTGTTACTGTAGGCGGCATCACTACCGACCGTAAAGGTACCGGCCTTCGCGCGGTACAGGAAATTGACGTCTGCCACGCCGTCGACGTTCGAGGCCACCGCAAAGAACACGTCGCCGTTGCTCGTGATCCAAGCGTTGCCGATTGCGCCCGCTGCGCCTGAAACCGTCTTGGCGCCATCGGCCGACAACAGCGCATTGTTTGCTGCATTGTCGCAGCGGGTGTTTAGCAAGGCTGTGATTGAGCCGCCTGTCACACTTGCCGTGTAGCCGTTCTCCGCGACTGGCATGACATAGTTGAGCGGATCGCCGACGATCAGCGCGAGCGCCGAAGAGCCGACACTGTTTACACCGGCTTTCGCTCCAGGGAAGGAGTCGAAGGTCAGGAAAGCGCCGGCATTCGGTGTGCCGGGTGGGAACTGTCCCAGCACGCCGATCTGGCACATTTTCGCTGTCGCCACCCCCTTGCGCGGCAGCTGCAGCGACGTCGCGACACCATCGACCAGATTGCCCGCCACCGTGTCGCGCTCTGCCCGAAACGCGACCTTCACTTCGCCGCCCTCCAGAGCGCTGCGCCGAAGACGGATCACATCGGCTGCCATGTTCAACGGCAATTCCACGCTGCATGTGCCATCGAGGCGTTGCCATGCGTTGGCGTTCACCTTGTATTCGACAACGACCCCCTGGTGCAGATTGGCCAGCGAGATCCGCGACGTCTGCGCACGCAGCGTGATCAAACCTCCAGCACTGCCGGGGCCATCGCTGACGGCCAGGGTCACTGCCGCGACCTCGACCTTCGTTGCAATAGACGGGTCTGCCATCACGCATCTCCTGCAGGTGTCGGCGCTGCTGCACTCTTACGCGGCTTTTTCGCTTGCGTCGGCGAGGTTGCGGCAGGCGCATCCTCCGAGGCCATCACCGTCACGCCGGTACCCGGTTCAAGTGCCGGAGCGCTCTCCCCTGCGGATGCGATCTCTTGTGCAGACGTCTGCACATCATTATCTTCAACAGCGACTGTCGCCGGCAGCAGCATCGCCGCCGCAGCGGCTGCCTTCGGCGGACGAGGTTCGCAATACACCGCCGCGCCACAGTCGTACACCAGGTGCGCAGCGTAGGCTTCATTGGTGCGCAGCGTGTCACCCGGGTTGAGGGTGCCGTACTGCGCGGTGATCGTCTGGATCAGGATTTCAACTTGTACTTCCATGGGATCTCCTTGCCGGGCCGACAGGGCCCGGCGTGCGGGGTTTAAGCTGGCTTCAGGTCGCCGTAGCGGCAGGCGTAAGGCTTCTCCACCGTCAGGGCGCCGCGGCGTTCCGCGCGGACCGTGACCAGGCCATTCTGGAAGTTGTCGCCGTCCGAGTCGGACAGGTCGATGGCAACGCCTTCGCGGCGCCACAGGGTGGCTGCGATCCGCAGCGGACCGGTCCAGAATTTACCGACCGGCATGGCGTTGCTGGCCACGACCGGCAGGCCGAACAGCATCGGGATGACGTTATCGCCCGGCTTGCCCAGGATGTACTCGCCCGTGTCATTCTTTGCCAGGCGCAGCGTCCACCAGTCGACGGTGTTGACGATGATGACGTCCGCCGGCGAATCCGCCGCAGCGCAGTCGCCGATCGTTTTGCCGATCACGTCGAACATGTTGTTGCGCAGGCCCAGGGCCGCCAGGGAGGCGGCGGTGTAGCCGTGCGGGACGTAGTTGTCCACGTGCGCCAGGCCCTTGATGTTCGGGCTGGTGCCATTGCCGATGATCAGCTGGTTTTCGAACTTCAGGTTGACGCCGTATTCCATGCGCAGGTTGATGTACGCCGCCATCGCCGCGTTGTCTTTCGACAGCTGGCTGGTGATCTTGATGATGTGGCCGACCGTGCTCATTGCCATCACACCAGGCGTAAAGGTGATCGAGCTCTGTGCGCGCGTGGCTCCTTCGGCCACTTCGGCCGCCGCGTTGGTGAACACGCTCTCGCGCGTCCATTCGATCGACGGCGCCTCGGTCGGAATCGACGTCATCAGGTCTTCCAGCGTGAACACGCGGAAGGCACCCTGCACCAGGCCAGGACGACGTTCCGAGAACGTATTGGCCACAGCATTGCTGACGGTGTTCTTCAGCTCGACGCGGATCTTGATGCGACCGTCCTGCTTGCGGAAGTCTTCGAAGCGCGAGCTCTTGATGAACTGCGCGCCCAGCGACTCATCGGCCGGCGGCGCGTCCGCTTGCTGCGCGCCTTTCTGTTCGATCTGCAGCAGGCGGTCCGCCAGCGTGCGCTGTTCGGTGCCCAGCGTCTCGATCGCGGTTTTCGTGTCCGCGGAAATCTTGCCCATGTTGGCGATGTCTTCGGTCGCCTTCTTCGACATCGTGTCGATATTGCGCTCGACATTGTCCAGCGCCTTCATGATGGCGGCGCCGTCGATCTCGCCGGACACCAGCAGCGCGCCGGCCACGCCAGCGGCAGCGCCCGGATGGACGTCGAAACCGAGGGCCTGCGCGATGCCGGCCACCAGTGCCAGTGCCAGGAGTGCCCAGCCGCGGGCCGGGATGTGGGGGATGAAGCGTTTCATGTTTGCCTTTTCCAGAAATGAAAAAACCGCCTTGCGGCGGTCGTTGGTGGGGTTACTGCAGTTACTTGCTGAGGCGGTCCAGCCGCTTCATGATGTCGGCCGCCATCTTGGCGTCGACGCCCTTCGGAGCATCCCGCCCGATGAAGATCGCCTTCGCCTTGGAGAGCAGTGCCATGCTCTCCTTTTTGCCCAGCCCTGCATCCCGCAGCAGCCGTTCAAGATCCCGTTCGGTCTCGACGTCGGGCAGCAGCGCCTCGATGTCGATCCCCATGCTTTTGACGCTGGAAAGGTCGATGCGCGCTGCACCATCGGCCGGGAACACCACCGGCGAGATCTCGACCAGGTTGCTCCACTTGCGGATGATGCGGCCCTGCTCGACCTCTTCGTAGTCGCCCTTCTTGACCCAGCCGCCGATCGACAGCCCGTCCAGCGTGCCATGCAGCATCGCTGCGCGCACGTCCGCCGACAGGCTCAGGCCCGGCGTCAGCTCGCCCTCGACGAACAGGCCCTTGTCGTCTTCCTTGGCCTTCGTCCATTTGCCGATCGGGATGCTGTCCCATTTGTGGTTGTAGAACATCTTGGGCTTGCCGTTGCGCAGCGTCGCCTCGAAGGCGCCCTTGATGATCGTGTCGCCGTACGAATCGACCCCGCCGAACACGGAGGCGTAGCCGGAAAACACGCCCGACTCGCCATCGAATTTCAGCGAGACGTCGTCCAGTTTCAGTGTCTTGAGAATGCGTTGCATGTTGTCCTTACTGTGCGATGTTGGAGCCGTCGCCGCCGGCGGCCGGTTTGAGCCGGCCGAGCATGTGCAGCGGCACCAGGTTCGATTGCGCGGTGAGCACATCGGTGCCAGGGATGAACGGGTCGCCTTCGAGCTGCCGCACCTCTGCGCGGGTCTTGAGGCCGTTCTGTACGTTCTTCGCGTTGATGTCCGCGCGCAGCGATGGCGAAGCGCGCAGCAGTGCGTCGAGCGAGAATTCCACCTTCAACGTCGCGCGCTGACGCGGCGTCAGCACGCAGCGCTGCACTGCCTGCTGCAGGTTCACGACCAGGGGGCCGATCGAGAAGATGCACCAGCCTTCGCGGATCTCCGCGATGCCGCTGCCCCAGCTGGTGACGTTCGCGTGGTGCACCAGGACTGGCGGTACGTCGAACCAGCGGCAGATCTCCTCAACGCCGTAGTGCCGCGTCTCCAGCAGCTGCTGCTCCGCCGGCGTCATCGTCAGCTGCTGGAACTTCATGTCCGCTTCCAGCAAGTGCAGCTTGTTGTCCGACGTCAGCGACATCTCGTTGAAAGTGCGGCGGGCGTTCTCCCGCTGCTTGTCGTTCAGCACCTTGTCGACCGTCAGCACGCCCGCAGGCTTGCCGCCAGAACCGAAGATTTTGCTGGCATCGCTCTGCGCCTTCGCCTGCTCGTCGAGCGTCGAGCTCATGAACTCCAGCTTCGACAGGCCGATCGTTCCGTTGCCCAGGTTCTTCAGGTGCAGCACGTTCTGCGCCGCGAGGATCGCCACGTTGCTACCGAGCCGGTATGCGTACACCACCGTGCCGTCGTCGAGAATCTTCTGCTCTACCTGGTCGGCGGGCATCGGCCATAGCGCCAGTGCTTCGCCGTTGGCATCGCGGTCGATCCTGGCGTAGCCATTGCCGCGCAGGTCGTGATTCAGCATCATCGCGCGCCAGAATTCGAACGGCGTCATGCGGTTGTTCGGCTGGTCATGCAGCAGCTGGTATAACCGTTCGGTGCGCGCCAACGTCTTCTCGCCGCCGGCCAGCTGCTTGTAGACGAAGCACGGCATGCTGGCCACCGCGCCGGCGCGTCGATCGAGACAGGCCCACACGGTGCTGATCTGCAGCGCGCCATCAACTCCGAGGCCGCGCGCACCGCCGTTGAGCGAATATCCCGGCTTGCCGCTCTGTACGCCAAGGATGTCGCCCAGCGCGCCGCCGAACCAGGAGCGCATGGATGAAAATAGACTCATGTACTGATCACTCCATTGAGGAAGTCGTCGAGGCTGCCCTGCCCCTCGTCCGTGGACATCGCCCGGGCCAGCGCCATGACGGTGGCGACGATGCCGTCGATCCGCCCGTTGGCGTTCGACCGTTTTTTGTCGGGCCTGAAATTGCCGTTCGAATCGAACAGCAGCGCCGTGTTGTTGGCGCACCAGCGCAGCACCGGATTGCCACCGTGCTGGAACACCTTGCCGTACACCAGCACCTCCAACGCCTTGCTGCCCGGGTACATGCCGCCCGTGTTCTGCGGCACCTCGACCAGCGGCACGTCCTGCTCCAGCAGCTCGTTCGCCAGCTGCAGCGCGTTCCAGCGATCGAAGCCGATCTCCTGGACGTCGTAGTCCTGCAGCGACTGCAGGATCCGCTCCTTCACAGGACCGTAGTCAGTGACGTTGCCCTCGGTTGCCGTCAGCCAGCCGCCCGTGCGCCAGGCTTCGTACGGCGCGGCGTCATCGGCCTGTTCGGCGATCTTGTCCTCCGGGCACCAGAACCACACCAGCACGTACCAGTCGCCGCCCTCTTCATCCGGCGGGAACACCAGCGAGTAGGCGGTCAGGTCGCGTGTAGAGGCCAGGTCGAGGCCGCCGTAGCAGCGCCGGCCCAGCAGCACGCCCGGGTCGAACTTCGCCTTGCCCTTGTCCCAGACGTTCATGTCGAACCAGCCATCGGCGCTGTTGCACCAGATGTTCAAGTCCTTCGTCAGGAAGTTGACCTTCGCGCCCGGCATGGCCGCCGCCTTGCGGGCCTGGCCGCGCAGGTAGTCGAGTGTCTTCGACCGGCCCAGGCCGGGGTTGGCCTTGATCCAGACGCGCTCGTCGAACGGATCGTCGTCGGTGTCCAGCGTGTAGACGTAGCCGAAGAACGCATCGTCGACGCGCTTGCCTTCCAGGATCGAGATCAGGTAACCGCGCTGCTCCGTGCAGATGCCATCGAGGATGAAGCCGGCCGTCGTGATCGCCGACAGCAGCGGCTGGGACCGCGCGCCCAGGGCGGACTCCATCACGTCCCACACGTCGCGGTGCTTCTGCGCGTGCAGCTCGTCGAACAGGATCGCCGACGGGTTCAGGCCGTCGAGGTTCTCCGCGTTGGCCGGCAGCGGCAGGAAGACCGAGTTGTCGTCCAGCTCGACCTTCTCGTGGTTCATGCCGGCATAGATCTTGAATGACCTGGCCACGCCAGCAGAGCGCTTGACCCAGCGCCGGATGTTGTCGAAGGCCGGCTTGAACACCGTCATCGCCTGGTTGCGCGTGGTCGCCACCGCGTAGACCTCGGCGCCGATCTCGCCGTCCATCGAAAACAGGTAGGCGCCCTGCGGCCCCTTCCACGTGGACTTGCCGTTCTTGCGCGCCACCTCTTCGTACGCGCGGCTGAAACGGCGCATGCCATCGGACTGGCGGCGCCACCCGTACAGCACCGCGGTCCAGAACTTCTGCCACGGGTCCAGCAGGATCGGCTTGCCGGCCAGCGGCCCCTTGATGTGGACGAAGAACCGCTCGATGTATTCGATGATGTGCCAGCCATGCGCCGGTGCGAACACGAAGCCTCGCTTGCCGGCATCGCGCAGATCCTGGTAGTGCCGCAGCACGGCCAGGTAGACGTACTTGCCGGTGATGATCTCGCCGCGCAGCACGGGCAAGCCGTACGTATCGTCCCACTCCTCCAGCTCCGCCGGCGTGAGACCTTCTACCTTCGCGCGGGAGAGGACATGGCGTGGTTTACGAGATCGCCGAACAGATCGTCCTGGCCGCCCTGGATGCCCGTGTCCTTTCGGACCCTGGCCAGCGATGGAATCGTCAGACATGCTTTTGGTAGCCATTGGCCGAGCTCCATCTTCAAGCGTTTCTCGTCGTCCGCCCAGGGCGTCGGCGTCGACCATCCGGTCTTCGAGGTTTGCGACCGGCCCTTCTCGTCGCACTCTTTGCTGGCCGCGATCCAGTCCACGAAGGTCCGCACGATGATCGCGATCGGCATGCCGGCCGTGACGTGCTCGATGCCGGCGGCGCGGAGCGACTCGCAGATGTAGTCGTAGACCTCGCGCTCCTGGCCAGTGAGGCCGATGACCGGCGGCGCATCGGGCGACGACACGTCGGCGCCGGCGCGGACGGCATGCGCGCCGACCGCCGGCAGCGATGTGCCGAGGCTCGATTTCATATCCATGTGATTGCTCCCTGAACGGGGAAGTGATGCGCGAGAGCGCGAACTGCTGGGACTGGTGACCTACCGATCAAACCCCCGGGGGGTAGTTTTTGTTCCGCGAAAATTCCTGCCTAACCTTACGGTTTCCGCCGGGGCAGGCCCGACTTTCGACCCGCCCTACCCCTCAGAATATTTCCACCCGGCATCCTCATGCCAGCTGCGACCAGGGCGCGACCGAGGGTCGGCAGGATCGACCGGAGGCAGCGGAGCAGCCCGCGAGATCACCCAGGCCGCGCGGAGCGACAGCACGATGCCGAGGCGCTGACGCCAGCCGAGATAACTGCGAATGAACCGATGCGGCCAGCTGCGGCGACGAACGGCGATCGCATCGACTTGGACTACGTATACAAGCTCTGGCTCCATCTGGTCCATGATCCGGTTATTGCTCGCCTTGCTGGACTTTTGGATACCGAACACGGAGCGATTGAACTGGTTTCGCGTGTTAACGCCAGCAAGCCCCATCGCTGTCAGCTGCTCGTTGACGCGCCTCTGCACTGGCTCAAGCGGAGGGACGCTTCCCTCGGAGGTGTAGGTCGGTTGAACCCGTCGCACCATTTGACTTACCGCCGCCCGACGCAGTCGCTTCACACGCATTGCAGTCATACGTTCTCCTGTCATGTGCGGCCCGAACGACCGCGAATATTTGGCCCATCGCTCAAGCACGCAAACGAAGCAACACGTGCAAACGATAAGGAATGTACTATTATTAATATTTCCTTCGTGTCTACGTTTCTTGCACCTTACAAGTCACCACAAAACCCGAGGCACCTATGGGTAATTTTGATGCGATGAAAGATCGCCGGCGCCACTATGTGCAGGCGGCCATGGTGGAAGTAGCCTTGGCGATTTGCAAACGCAACGGGATAGCTGATGCGATGGATGTCCTCTTGTCCGAGGGCTTGCCGCCGAGCGTTATAGAACGGGTGCTGCTCGCAGGCTTACCCCGACGGTACATCCCATACGATCCGCTTGATCCTCCATCAACTTGAACTTTTATGGTTCATGGCGGGAGGACTATTGCTTGCCGCCATCTCCCGTAGATAGCTTCTGCCCGCGACTTCACTTCATGACATTCACCGCATAGCCCTTGCTCGTTCGTCTCGTCGTCCGGTCCGCCCTCGCTGAGTGGAATGATGTGATCGCGCTGCGTAGCTGGAACCGCGCGACCCTGGCGCCGGCATTCGGCGCACAGCGGGTCGCGTGCGAATAGCGCGGCGCGCATAGCTTGGAGACGGCGGCCCGTTATCCGCTTCGCGGGAACTACCTTTACCCAGGCCTCACGTGGATGCGCGCCGCAGCGGCCACTGCCGTCATGCACGAGCACCGAACAAGTCGGCGCACTGCAGGGTCTGGGTGCTGATCGGGGCATGGCACTCCGGATGCAGATATCTGCGTCTACCTGGCAAATAGAAGTTGCCATTTGCACATTGATACAATGCCCTGATGATGATTACATGAGGGAATGTATGGCTGAACTACCTGCGCTAATTTTGCTTGCTGTCGTCGCGTACTTCGGCTGGAAGATATATTCCGGCTACCGCGACGGTCCGGATGCTCGCTCACCGAAACAGAAAGTGCCTGCAGCACCGCGAGCACATATCGCCGCCCACCACTGGGAGAACAACGGGTATCGAGAGGTCGAAGTGGTAGGGGAATCCAACTATCAGCCGCACCTTAAGCGGCTTGTCGGCACGCCGGATGAAAACGGCGTAGCGGTGGCGTGCAAAGCGTTCCTCATACCGGAACCAGCAAACCAGTACGATCGAAACGCTATCCGCGTCGACATCGATGGCGGCACCGTTGGCTATCTCGCGAAGGCAAACGCAGCGCTGTTCCACCAGCGACTGAAGGACCACGGGGTTGCGGGCGCGACCACATCCTGCCCAGCCGTGATTTTCGGCGGTAAGAAAATGGACAGGGTGCGCACGCCTTACGGCGTCTGGCTGGAGATGAAACGGCTGTAATCCAGAAACGCAAAAGCCCCGCATCCGCGGGGCTTTCGTTTCGTAGGGACGTGGCTCGTCCCGGATCGGATTCTAAACAAACATGCAGCGCGTTGCAATGTTCTTTTGCAACAGCACCCGCAGCGCGGCCTCAGCCTCCGGCAGCACGTCGCCGAAAACCAGCGACGGGAACCGCCACACGGTGGCAATGCGGCATCGCTGGCGGATCGCCCAGTCCAGGTGCCGCGGCAGGCTCTTCATCATCGCCTCTACCGCTTCCGCCACGCGGTCATCCAGGCCGCTGTACAGCGCGTCAGTGTCCGCCTCATCCTCGCCCTCGACGATCGCGCACTTGCCGCGCCAGCCCAGGCGCGTATCATCCCGGCGCTGCCACTGGGTCCACAGGTCCAGGCAGTAGTCGAGCGGATCGACCGCCACTTTCACCGCCACGGGAATCGCACGCGCCGCCACTGGTGCCCTCCTCACCTCGCGCCGCGTCTCTTCCACAAACACCACACCATCCACCACCATATCCGCCATCGCCTTCATTTTGCCGTCCCTCTCATTGATCCCGCCACCCTGCACCGCATCCCTGTTACCACCCTGATCGTCGCCCTTTGAACCTCTATCACCCCGCTTACAGTCTTAATCCCAACCCTGTTACGCTGAAACCCGCATGAATGCTTGCCTTAACAGGGTTATCAGGGTTAACAGGGTTGTAGTTCACGCACATATGGATTTTTCTTCTTCCTACTTTTTTAGGTATTACGCACGCACACGCGCGGCGAACCCTGCAAACCCTGCTAACCCTGTTAAACCCGCATGAACACTGGCTTTGCGCCTAACAGGGTTTGCACCACCCATGTGCACGACCGTGATATCGCCCCGGCTCATAACAGAGCCTTGATGTCAGCACCAGTGCGGAACCGTTCGCAAGCCTGGCTCAACGTCTCGCTCGCAGGATCGTTGTCCTGTGGCGGCACGTGCAGCACCGTCAGCAGCTTCTTCTTCATCGCTCCCAGGCCGACCCACTGCCGGTCCTTCTGCAACCTGGTGCCCATCAGCTCGGCGAACTTCGTCAGCGACAGCCCGCGCAACCGGTACCGCGAGCAGTAACGGTCGTACACCAGGTACAGATCCTCCGAGAGGCAGGAGCAGTACGGCGCATCGAGCTCGCCACCAGCCCAGGCCAGATAGAACGCCTCCCAGTCAGGCCGGCCGAAGCTGATCACGCGCTCCTTCGCACCGGTCATCAGCGGATACGTGTGCGGCGTGAAGTCGCCCAGCGGATACTCCAGCAGGAACGCATAGAACGCCTCGACCAGGCCGTCATCGAGCTGGGCCTTGATGTTGGCCAGCAGCTCCGGATCCAGATCCTTGCGCACGTCGACGACGAGGAAGCGCCGGTCGTGGGGCTCCAGCGGCACGGCCTGGAACTCGTTCGACAGCATCACCGTGTTCATGTGGTTGGCCTCGTCCCGATCGTCCTTGAACTTCTGGCTGATCGGCTGCGTGCGGCCCGTGATCATGTGCTTGATGAGGCCGATCGCGCTGTACTTGTCCTGGCGCGAAAGGATCTCTTCGAACAGCACGAACAGCTTCTGCGAGCGCCACACCGTGTATGTCGAGTCCAGCTGGTTCTGACCGCCCGTCGCGCCATACTCGCCGTAGATCGGCTTCACGATGGCCTCGAAGAACAGCGACTTGCCGGTGCCCTGCTTCTCGCCGAAGAACAGCATCGCCGTCTGCATCTTGGCACCAGGGTGCTGCAGTGGATAGGCCAGCCAGCACAGCACCCAGTGCATAAGCTCGTCGGCATTCGACTCCGCCGCACACAGGCTCTGCAGCAGGGTCAGCGCAAGGCCGGCCTTCTCGATATCCTTCTTCGGCTTGAGTGGGAAGCCCTCGAACATGTTGATGTGCGTCTTCAGGTCCACGCGCTGCGTTGGGTCGAACACCAGGTTCTCCAGGTCGATCTCGCGGCGGTGCGGATGCTCCAGCCAGCGTTCGGCCAGATTCGAGCCGCGCGACAGTGCCATGGCATCGTACGCAACGATCTTGCGCCGGTCGTGGTCCCATACCGTCTTGGTGCCGTACAGCAGCGTGTAGCGTTCCAGCATCGCCAGCAGGCTGTCGTCCCCCGCACCCCCTCCGGCGTCTGCGACGCCGCGCACCGTCGCCGGCAGCACGCGCGGGCTGATCGAGCGGCGCTGTGGACTGACGTCCCATGCCTTCGCGCTTTCCTTGCCCACCAGTTTGACGAACGCGCTGTTCGGCATGCGCAGCTGGTTCACCGAATCCCACACGTGCGTCGAGCCCTGGATCAGCGCGCAGTGCGACAGCGCCCACGCCAGCGGAACCAGACCCGTGCCTGCTGGCGCGGCATCCTCTTCCGAGGGGGGCGGGGGAGTATCGGCCCAGTCCAGCAGCGCGGGGGTAGCGCATTCCTCGACAGGGGGTGCGGGGGAGTCCATGGCGATCAGGTCATCCGCGGGCGGCGCTGTCGCAGCAGCAATCGCGGCCAGCACCTGGTCGCGGGCCGCCTCGATCGATTCTTCCACCTGCAGGTCGTTGAAGTCGGTCCACTTGTTCTCGCCACGGTCAGCGAACGCTGGCCAGCAGACTTTTGCATTGCCAACGTCCGAAGCGGCAGCACGCGCTTTGGCCAGGCCGGCGTTCTCGAACTTCAGCAGGCGCACACGGCGGCCAGAGCGGATGTCGGCCTCGATGTATCCGGTACCGGTCGCATCCTGGCGCCACGTAGCGCGAACGGTCACAGGTTCGCCCTTGCTGCTGGTGAGCACGTGATCCATGCCATCGATCGCAGGCGCCGGTTCCACATCGAAGTGATCCCGTAGATCACGCTCGTAGCGCTGCACCAGCTGCCAGTCGTCGTCTGCAAAAAACAGCAGCGTGGTCTCCGCGAAGTCGGCACGCAACTGGCGGGCAACCGCCAGCAGGTTGCCCGCGCTGAAGGCCAGCATCACGGGCAGCGAACCGCCCTGCGCCAGGCGTACGGACTGGCCAGAGGCATAGCCCTCGGCAATACCGATCAGCTTGGTCTCGCCGCGCGTGATAGAACCGAGCAGGCAGGCGGCACCGACCATGTCGGCGCCATGATTGAAGCGCTTCCCCATGGCTGGGTCCGGATCGATTTTCTGCACGCAGACCAGCTCCGGGCGCTCACCTGCCCGGTAGCGACGCGCCGGCACCAGCAGCGTGCCGTTCGCCATCACACGCGCGAAGTCCCCGCCAATCTGTTTGCGCGCCAGGTATGGCACGGCCGCAGCATCGTCGATCGGTGCCGCACGTTTCCACTCCTGGCCAGCACGATTTGCAGCAAAGCGTGCCGCGTTCGCACGCCGTTCCGTTTCTTCACGCTCCACGTCCGCCTGCCGACGTGCCGCTTCCGCGCGCTCCTCGTCGGTCGCGCCTTCCCAGTCGATGCGGATAGGTACGGAGTTGGGGTTCTGCCCCTGCCAGATGCCGTAGGCGCCGGTTATCACCTGGCGGCCGGAGCGCAGCGTGAATTCGCGCAACCGGTACCATGCCTTCTTCCCCTTGCCGAACTTGTTGATCCTGCCGTTCAGCCGTGGATGCCCAGCGGGCATGGACGGCAGGTCGGCGCTCATCTGCGCAATGACTTGTTCGAGTGACGCCATTACTTCTCGCCCAGGTGCGTTCCCGATTTGTACGGCAACCGCTGCCCGCCCGCTAGGGAGGGATAGTTGCGGTAGTCCAGCGCACCTTCGCGCAGCACCACGATGGCACCACGTTTATGTGCGCGCACGGCGTTTCCGGTCGCATCGGCGCCACTGGCCGATACGTGATTTTTTGTCGGGACGTTTTTGGTCATGTTCAACGCGGTCTCTTATTTCTCTGCCATGCCTTTGAGCCGCTCGACGAGCTGCTGCATGGCCTGATTGGTGCGATATACGGCTGCTTCCACCGCTTCGATTTCGTGACGCTCCACGCGGCCGTCGGCGAGGGTTCGATTCACTTCCGCACCAACATCGCCATTGCCAGTCATCACCTGCACGACGAGTTCCAGCACGGCCAGGTCGGATGCGGACGCGGCCGGGTCGGTGCGCACGCACACGTGCCCATGGTTTGCTGCCAGCGCGTGGAGTACACGGATGTCACCCGTGATTCCCATGACCTGGTCGACGTCTTCGAGCAGCACGCGATTGGCCGGGTTGTTCGGATTCGCCTTGTTGCGCAGGATCTGGGCCGACATGCCTAGTCGCACCGCGAGGGCTTCGCAACCACCAACGGCGTCGTGCACGGTTCTGTAAAAAGCGTCAAGAATGTTCATTTGGAAACACTGAATAAAATGAGGAAATTGCCTGTTGTTAATGAAATAATTCAACGATGGATAACGAACACCTCTTGAACTTTCCTGATGGCAATACTTTGGGCGAGGCGATCCCGCGCGCGTTCAAAGGCGCATCACATCTGGTCGACAGGGGTCAGTCTTCGGCTCTGCGATCTCGCGGCGCGCACAGCTCTGTGTACAGATCCGTGATGGCCAAATATGTCGTAGCTCGACAATCAGACTGCCCGCGAAGGATCCTGTTCACCGTTGGCTGCGACGTGTTCAGCCGCTCGGCAATTCGAGGTTCGCTCCATCCGGACGTATCCTTGATGGACTTGAGCATGTGGGTGATTGTCTTTTCCATGCCAACACTCTATACGCGAATGGATAGGAAAGTCAATCCGTGAATGAATCGACAGTTGTTGCCTTTTATACGTGTGCGTATAGTCGCCGTATGGATATTGCGACCAGACTAGATAAGGCGATGAAGGCGGCAGGGTTCGAGTCGCAGAGTGCACTTTCGCGAGCTTCGGGCGTGCCTCAGCCTACGATCAATCGCATCCTGAAAAGTGTAGGTTCGAAAGGTCCGGAAAGTGGCACACTGCAAAAGCTGGCTGCAGCCTGCAACGTGTCATTCACATGGCTGCATGAGGGCCTCGGCTCTCCAGAGGAGTCGCTTGCAACACCCCTACCCCCAGGCGCAATGAGAGTAGTTGTAGCAGAAGACGATGACCCTCACTTTTATCAGATCCCTAGGGTCCAGCTCCAGCTGCAAGCAGGCATCACTGGCTTCAAAACCGTCCCAGAAATTTATGATGGCGCCAAGCTAAGTATCCCGCGACACTGGGCCGACAAAAAGGGCTTCAACCCCAAGAAACTGATCGCACTGACAGTGAAGGGAGAAAGCATGGAGCCGAACCTATTCGACGGCGACGTGGTCATCGTGAATACAGGCGACACACAGCATGTAGACGGCTTCGTGTATGCGATCAACTATGAAGGCGAAGCCGTCGTAAAGCGACTCACTAGGGATGCTGGACGATGGTGGCTAAGCTCTGACAACCCTGACCAGGCACGTTATCAGCGTAAGAGCTGCCATGATGGCGAATGCCTGATTGTAGGTCGGGTCGTTCGTAGAGAAACCGAACACATATAGTCGCATCGCACTAGAAGCCACACATACCTGTGGCTTTTTTTTATCCCAATCTATTCATTCGCGTATTGACATAACTATTCATACGAGTATAGTTGGCGCTCTCAACTTACTGGAGTAGCCATGTCATTTCTACCGCTAAATCGAAACACCGCGGCGACAACGAAATTTCAACGTACGTACCTCGTCACTGTCAGGACGGAAACTGAACAGATCCAGTTTGCCGCGAATGCGGATGCAAGTGCCGACCTCCACATGCGTGCCATAGACCAATTTGGCACGTGTGGCGTAACCGTGACTTCGGCATGAGCTTCGCATTCGTCTGAATTTAATGCCTTCCTCACTCCCTGATGCTTTGGCGCTCGATCTCGCTTATCGATCGCTACGCACGTCCTTGACGATGGATCAGGTCAAGAACGACCCAGCGCTGCGCACTCTGCTCTATCTCCGCGCTCGCACTTACGCCGAGCGCCGCGACTGCTTCGACCCCAAACGGCTGCAGGCCAATGACCACGACTAATGAAAGGATTTACATGCAACAGCAACAAATCGGCCGCGGCGCGGTCGTCGATTTCGATACCCAAGAAGGCCCGCAACGCGGCACGGTGACGAACCTGTTCGAAGACATAACGCACCAACGAACCCTCGCCGAGATCCGTGTGCCGAACACCTTGAACGGCATGCCGTGGCTGATGAAGCTGACCGACCTGCGCCTGGCCAAGCCGATCCAGGACGCGATCACGCCAGTGCAGACGTCTGCACAAGCCTCGTAATCAGCACGATCGGAGCCTGGCATGACCACTCTCACCTTCCTTCCCGCACCGGTGGTGTCGCTGTCCGACGCGCCGATCATCGTCGACGAGCTCGTACTGGCCGATGGCAGCTCTTTCGGCAAATTCAGCCTGGGACACATCCGCATCTCGGCCACCAACCGCAAGCGGTTCAACCTTGAGGCGCTGCAGCAGCTGGCCGACAGCATCCGCGACAAGGGCGTTGCACAGCCGATCCTGATCCGGCCTGTCGAACCGACTGACGACGCGATGCAGCGGTACGAGATCGTCGCTGGCGAGCGTCGCTTCCGTGCGTCGATCATGGCAGGTGCCTCGTACATTCCGGCGATCTGCAAGCAGTTGTCGGACCACGACGCCATCGAGCTTCAGATCCTGGAAAACCTGCAGCGCGAAGATCCGCATCCCCTGGAGGAGGCGGAGGGTTACGAGCGCCTGATGCTCACCCACAGCTACACGCCCGACCAGCTGGCCGAGCGCCTGAAGAAAAGCCGCTCGTACATCTACGGCCGCCTGAAGCTGTGCGCGCTGGCCAAGCCGCTGCGCGAGCAGTTCTACGAGGAGAAGTTCAATGCAGCCGTGGCGGAACTGATCGCCCGGTTGCCTACGCCAGAGATGCAAAAGGCGGCGGCAGCGGACCTGACAAAGCCGGACTGGTCCGGCGAGACAATGTCCTTCCGCCGTGCCAAGGAACTCCTGCGCAGCAATTACACCGTCGATCTGAAAGGCGCCGCGTTCTCGATCAAGGACGCCAACCTGGTCGAGCGCGCGGGCCCGTGCACCACCTGTCCGAAGCGCGCCGGCAACCAGCCCGACTACGAAGGCGATCCGAAGGCAGGCAACGTCTGCACGCTGCCCTCCTGCTACCGCGAGAAGGAGGCCGCACACGCTGCCAAAACCCGCCAGGCGGCCGAGGCGAAGGGCGTGACGGTCGTCAGCGGCGAGGATGCAAAAAAGATCGTGGCGAACTCCTACGGCAGCCTGCGCAAGGGTTACGCCGACGTCGACGCCAGCTTCTACGTCAAGGGCGGCGGCTCCACTACGTACCGCAAGCTGCTTGGCAAGCGCACGCCTACGGATACCGTCGTCGAGAGCCCGTTCGACAAGAAGAAGCTGATCACGGTCGCAAAGGTGGAGGTGCTGGAGGAGCTGGTGCGCGAAGTCGCCGGCGCCGAAATCGAAACCGAGGCATCGAGGGCGGCGAAGGACCGTGCGCGCGAGAAGCAGCAGGAGAAGGACGCAGCGCTGGAGAGGCAGTATCGGCGGGATCTGTTCGTTGCAGTGCGCGATGCCTCGCCCGCCTCACCAGCCATTGACTACCGTGAAGTTGCCGCGCTCCTTTACGGCAACTGCCCGAACACCGACGTCGACTTCATCCGCAAGCTCTACGGCTGGGCCGGCAAGGAGTACGAGGGTAACCATACGGGCGGCAAGTGGCGCAGCACGACAGCCATTATCAGCGAACAGATCCACGTGATGCCGATCGACCAGGTCCACCAGTTGATCCATGACATGCTTCTGGTGCGCGACCTTACCGTCAACACATACACCGGCCAGGGCGAGACGCCGACACGCCTGCTCGATGCAGCTGCGGCCCGCGGCGTTGATTCGCGGGCCATCCGCAAGCGCCTGGTCGACGAGCAAAAAGCGAAGGAGGCCGCGAAGGCGAAGAAGGCGCAACCGAAGAAGGTGAAACCCGCCCAGGCGGAGATCCCGGACGTGGAGCCAGTGCAGCCGGTCGCCGAAACAACGCCGGCGCCGACCGAACCGCCCGAGCCGCTCATGCTGGCCCTGGCGGATGCTGACACGCTGCACGCCTTCATCGCCGCCAACCGCGACCGTCTCAACGACTTGACGCCGCTGGTCATCAAGAACGCGCCGCACCTGGTGAAGTCGTTGGACGTGTTCGGACACGAGACGGGCTACATCTGGCGCGAGAACGAATGGCATGCGCCAGAACCGACGACGCTGCCGGCCGCGGACGTCAGGCCATTCCCGACCAGCACGCGGGAAGGCCAGGCAGAAGTCGCACGCAAAACTCTCTCGCTGAAGCACCGAAAGCCGGACGTCGCGGGCAGCACGGAAACGACTGGCCCAATCGTGCGCACGAAGAAGCCCGCCCGCACGGTGGTGATCGGTGCCGTGGCGCACACGGCACCGGAGGGAGGCGAATGATGGCGCGCACTCGCGATGAGATTCAGAAGCATAACCGGGTGCTGCTGCACTGCTTGCAGAAGGCGCATCCGGTCTTGCACAACGGCGTGCATCGCTTTATCCACACGCTGACCTTCAGTTCAGGGAGTGAAGTCGAAACGACCGTCTACCTGGCTGGCCATGGCGAAGTGCCGGCCGAGGAGCTGTCGCCATCCACCACACACAATCTGCCCGGGCCGATGAATGAGCCTGAGGCACAACCCGCAGAGCCGGCCGCACCGACCACCGAGGAACAACCGCAATGAACCAGCAAACCAACCCATTCCGCGAAGCCGCCGTCGACCTGGCCGCGAAGCTGCACACCGCATCGCACACCGCCGCCGGCCTGGCCGACGCCTTGAATCGTTCCGAACAAACGATCGCGCTGTTGAAGAAGCACATGACACCCGCGCAGCTGCTGCACGCGCACCTGGAGATCGATGCTCTGCCAGTCATTGGCGCCGCAGCCTATGTCGTCGGCCAGCAAGGCCCGGTTGCACGTCCGGCCGTGGACGTGACCGATCCCTTCTCCGAGGCTTTCTGCCTCATCGCAGACGGCGACTCATTCCTGCGCGACGGCTTCGAACGCATGACCGCGTTTGGCTACTTCAAGCACGGCGCCGCACACGTGCATGGGCTGTCGCCCGAAGCCGATCGTCAGCTACTGGCAGCAGAGGTTGCGCGGCTAGATCGCGCATACAACCAGGCGCTGGCAGACAATGAGCAGCTGCACAGCACGTGCGACATGCTGGCCAGCGGGATCGGCGATCACTTCAAGGAGTTCATCGGCGAGCACACGAACGGCAACTGCCCGTGGAACAATGCACTCCTGGCGCTTGATCTGAAGCTCGAAGTGGCCCATTGCGCGTGCGGCGCGTCGATCACAAAGGTAGCAGGGGATGCTAAATGATCCCGCTCATGACCGACCCACTTGGCCGCCATTGGCAGCAGCCGGCCGACATCCGCGAAGCACCTATGGATGACATGCACGTGCTGCTGACGCCGCGCCAGATCGACGGCCTACTGGACTATTCGCGCAGCTACCCATCTGGGACCTATGACGGCAAGTGCTGGAAACGTGAGGGAGAGGACTGCTGGTATCTGTGCTGGTACGAACCACACGCACAGGCAGGAAAAATCGGTATCGGCTACCGCACCATCTTGAAAATCATCGAGGACAACGAAGGGCCAGCCACGTGACGCACATAAACACCCTCCCAGAAACCGGCTTCGTCCGCGAGCGCGACTTGATCGGTAACGCGAAGGATGCCATACGGGGTATTATTCCCTTCTCACACGCCACGCTGTGGCGCAAGGTGAAGGCCGAGCAGTTCCCGGCACCGGTTAAGCTGTCGACCAATGTCACCGCCTGGCGTGTGGAAGACATCCGTACTTGGATCTCGAACCAAGTCTAA